GTATCCACGTGGGCATCATCTGTATGCCGGCAAGAAGAGGATGAAGACCTTCTTACGCGGGAAGATCGACGCCAGCTTTCATGAAGGCAGTGCCAAACGTCCGTGGTTGTTCGAATCCAAATCCAAGTCTCGCATCGGGGAGTCTGGTGAATCCAATCTCACCGACATCCTCCCGCATGAGATGCAGGTTGGTATCTACCTGCTCATCCTCCAAATCATTTACAAAGGCAAAGTACCCGCCGGTCTTCTATACAACATCGTGCGCCGTCCTACTGTGAAGCCGAAGAAGGGTGAGGACATGCAGACCTTCGCCCAGCGCATTATCAAGGACGTGCAGAAGCGACCGGAGTATTATTTTCTCCGATTGCGTATGACCATAGACAGTCAGGATCTCTTCCGACGCAAACAGGAACTTGACGACGTAGTGTCAGACTTCCTGTTGTGGTGGAAGGGAGAGAGTGGTCATTACAAGAACAGCGATTACTGCGAGAATAAATACGGTACCTGTATGTTCCTACCGATGTGCGGTCATGGGGACCGTAGTCGGTTCTATCAGAAGCAAGAGATCCTAACTGAGATGGAGGAAGCATGAAACCGATTTCATTCCCCGAACAAACACGCACGTGGACTGGCGGACCGGGCAGTGAGGTGAAAGATCTACCGGCCTTCAGCGACGATCGCGTCACCGTCACTTGCTGGACGTTGTCATGGCCTGAACGACTTGTTGTACTCATGCGAGGACGGGTGTGGCTTTCGCAATTGAACTTCGGTAAGCCACTTCAACCGCAAAAGGTCAGCGCCAAATCTCCTTTCGTGGTGAGTAACGTATGAGACTCGAATTGGCGCACGTGGTCGTGGTCGGTGGTGGATTCATTGGTCAACTGATTCAGTGGGCGATTCCTTCAGTACGGTTATTGGATTGGCGTAAGACCGCACCGTCCAATCATCTCGAGACTCGCATGGTCGGTCCTCAGTATTTATGGGAACCGATTCCCGGTGTCGAATCATATTCGTTTGAAGTCGAAACCCTTGTAGATTCCGCCCCACCAACACCGGAGTCCGTCCTCGCCTACAAACGAAAGATCGGCAAGGAACATGACGGCGGTGATTGGGGACTTCAATTTCAACATCTCACTACCGGCTGGCACAGTCAACTTCCGACACCACGAGTCGAGTATAACCAACATGTCAAAGCCGTGGACCTGTCTGGACACCGACTCAGGATGGCGGACGGCCGCATCATTGAATACGATGTACTACTGAACACCATCCCCTTGGATGCGTTCCTCAAACTCTGCCTCATCTCACCGCCGATCTATACTCCCTGGAAACAAGATCGTATCTACCTGCGTACCGAAACCTTGGACGGCTCCTACGCCGGAATGCGGTTGAATTATCTTTCCGATCCCGCCAGTCGATTCTACCGTCAGACACTCACCGCCGATAAAATGTTCTTTGAGACCTTGGAACCCGGTCCGGACGTGAAGCCGCTTCCACTCGGCAAAATTCATCCGCATCCTCAAAGCGAAGATGTGCTTCGAGCATTGAAGGTGTTCGACACGTTCTGTTTCGGTCGTTTTGCGACATGGCGACCAGATGAGCTCGCGCATCAGACTTGGCAGAACATTCTCGAATGGAAGGGGACGCTGTGAACTTCAAGGCTATGCTCGAAGATCAACGAGCCTTCAACCGACAGATCTTTTCGGGTGAACTCGCGTGCCCGGTTGATAGTGAGTCCGATACCGATCGGTTCCGAGTGCGGTTGAAAGATCTGGCACTCGGAATGATCGAAGAGACCGGAGAGTTCCTCCGCACCTTCGAATGGAAGTCCCATCGGCGTCGGCAGGGCAAGCTTCAGAACGTCGCCCACTCGCACGAAGAACTTATCGACATGTTCAAGTACTGGTTGTCCTGTGCCGAGCTTGCAGAGTTCCCGATGGACCGGCTGGAGGAACTCTATTACGCTAAGAGCCGGGTGGTGCAGTACCGTTACCAAGAAGAGTGGATGAAGCGGATTGACGGTCCATGTGTCTTGGTGGACATTGACAATGTGTTGGCGGACTACATTCAAGGTGTCTGTCTCTGGGCAAAAGAACACGCACCGGCCTTGCTCAAACTGTCTAACACCTTGACCATTCGACTAGCCGACAATCTAGATCGATTACGAGCTTCACACGATTACGTGAACGCTTCTAGTGTCGGTCTGTCAGCCGGTGAATGGAATGCGGTCAAGCACGGCTTCCGCACGCAAGGCGGAAAACGAACCCTGCCAGTGTTCCCCGACGCCAAGATCTTTCTCGACTGGTGCCGACGTCAAGACTGGAAAATCATTCTGGTCACCAGTAGGCCTATCGACCGCTACCCGAACATCTTCACCGACACACTAACCTGGCTTCACAACAACGACCTGCCATTCGACTATCTCTGGTGGGCTGACGATAAGGCTCGACGGCTGGATGAATACGGCGACATCCCACTGCGGCTTCATGTGGTGTTCGCGGTGGACGACGATCTCACGTTCATTAATCAGTATCGAACCAAAGGTATTCGCTGCTACTGGCTCAATCGTCGGACCACGGAAACCCCTACCCACATCTCGGTTGTTCGCTCACTGATGGAACTCATGGAGAAGGAGAAGGTACATGCCTGATTACGCCGACGCCAAACATCGCCCGCATGCAATCCACACCGGAGAGGAGCCGCAGAATCCAATCACCTATGGACCGGAGAGTTTGTACGTGACGCTCGATCGATGGGGACCGGTCGAGAACTTGTTCACCTCGATGTACGACATGCTCCAGGCGAATTGGGGAGATCATCCCAGCCGGACGGTGGATCGAGTTCCATTCGATCTCGTTGATCGTGAATCTTGGGAATATAAAACGGGATGGCTCATGCTTGAGAATCACGAACGAGATTACGTGGAGTCCTGTTTCGCGGGCAAGACCCTGCAGCAAGTCCTCGAAGGCATCACCTTCGACTTCTGTGTTGATGGCGTGAGTCGAGCGTTCACGCATCAGAATGTGCGCACCAGACTCGGAGCCGGGTTCATGCAACATGGCGGACGGGATAACGACTGGCGCCACCGACCATGGACTATGCCGGAGACCATACGTCGTGCGTGCGTTGAGCATGACGACGCGACCGAGGATGGATGGCCGGCATCCGGTGTTCCGTGGGTCGCTACAGAATCCAGTGGTCCATTGAAGTCACCGATCGAGGACTGGGAGCCCATCGACGGTTACCTCTCGGATTTCTCCCCGAACATTCCGCTGCACTATGCCATTGCCGGTCACGTCGAGAACAGTCGGCAACTCTACGCTGCCTTGGTTGATGCCGGTATTCCGTGGCAGGATGCACGACGCGTGCTCCCGATCGGTATGCAGACCTACATTCATGACCAGTACAACTACGTGTCGCTGTCCGGGATGTTGGCAAACCGGTTGGAGCACGTCATGGACTGGGAGATCAACTGTGTGGCCCAGTTGATGCTGCGTGAGATCAAGATGAAGTGTCCACCGCTATTGTCCAAGTATCTCGGGAGCCATAGCGATAAGAAGAAGGCCGCTGCCTTCGCGGCGTTAGAGAGTTGGCCACCGGATCGAAAGTACTGGTCGCCCTTCGACGACTGCGCCACATGCGGTCATGCCGGCAGCAACCATCGCGAGTATGACGGTGAGATCAACGCCGACGTACCGAAGGGTGAAGTTGTCTGCTCACAATGTGAAAACGAACACGGTCCAGTTGCACCACTGCATCGCTTCGTACCGAAGGATCGCCTTCCTCGACAGCATCGTCCGGAGCAGATGCCGTTCTTCGTGCTCCATCCAGATAGTATGGCCGGTGGCCCCGTCGTCTGGATTCCAACCAACGGCCAGTATCCGAAGGAGTTGAAGTGATGGCAAAGAAGAGGAACCCGCAAGATGCGACACTTCGAAACGTTCGAGCCGCACACGCACGACTCGATAGGCTCGAACGGAGTGTCGAGAAGTTGAAGCGGAAGCTCAAGAAACTGAAGCACGGTTAGGAGGAGGACCATGGCGGTAGTGAAACGCGAGCCTGGCGGAACGAAGAAGAAGAAACGCCGGGACGAGGATGAGGACGACACGCCAAAGGAAAAGTTCGTCCTGTCCACTGAGATCACTGAGCCCAGCGACCGGTTAGAGGATTACATCATCCTGCTCACCGGTGAAAAGAAGATCGGCAAGACCACACTGGCTAGTGAGTTCAACAGCGACAAGTCGTACTTCCTCGCAACTGAGGTTGGGTATCGCGGTCTGCGTATTCGCAAGTCCGACATCACGGACTGGCGCACAGCGAAGGCCGCTGCCAGAGCCTTGAAGAAAGCTGGGAAGAAGTACGGACCCATCATCGTGGACACCGTGGACAAGTTGTACGCACTCTGTGAATCGTACATCTGTGAGAAGTTGATGATCAACAATCTCTCAGATGAGGAGTGGGGCAAAGGGTACGCGGCCTGCCGGAAAGAGTTTGACGCCTTCATTACACTCCTCTCTCAGATCGGCGTCGGCTTGATTCTCATCACGCACACCGAAGAACGGGAAGTCAAGCGGCGTGGAGGCGGAACCTACGACCGTATCGTGCCGACCATGTCCAACCAAGCACGAAAGGTGATTGAGCCGTTGGTGGACATCTGGTGCTACTACATGTACGATGAGGAACGACGGGTGTTGGTGATCCA